TCAGGCAGCTTTGCAAGCGCGTCGGTAAGCCTGTCAGAAAACTCTTTTGCGCCTATACCTGTTGCCCTGATTTTGTCAAGGTTATTGGTTCCAAAAGCGGCTGTAATGGCTTTCCCGATCAGCGGTACATTTTCCTGAATAATCCCAAAATCCTGTTGTAAGATTCGGTTTTTGGAAATCATCTGCGTAAGCTGGTATTGAACAGAATCAAGGTTCTGCGCATTGCCCCCCGTTGCAGCGATTGCCGTTCCGAATGTTTCCAAAGTCTTTCTGGCTTCATCAGCCGAAAAACCGACCGCTTGCAAGCGAATTGAACCCTTAACCGCTTCTTCAAACCCAAGCCCCGGAAGTTGCGCCGACTTTTTCAGCTTTTCCAGTTCAACCGCCGCCGCTTCACTCGATCCCATTACCGCCGTCAATCCCTTTTCCAATCGCTCCATTCCGGCAAAGGCTGTCAACGCCCCCGCTGAAACCCCTGCGAGCGGCAAGGAAAGCGACTGTGTAAGGTCGGAGCCAATTTGCTGCATCTGCTTGGAAAACGCAGCCAAGCGCCTGCCAATGCGTGTCAGTTCTTTATCCAGCGCCTGAGCATTTGCCCCAATCTTGATATTTAGTTCGCGTAATGCCATCAGCGGTTGAATTGATCAATTAGGAATTTGGCGTATTCGTGCGGTGTTGGTTTCGGCGCGGCTGCCGGCTTCTTTTCATCGCCCGGAAGGGGTAGGAGTTTTTCGGGCGTGATCCTATCTTTTTGCGCAAGCTGGATATTAAGCAGGATAGATGTTTGCCAGCGGATGCGCTTCCATTCTTCGATCTCGTGCCGGTTCTGCTTGTCGTAATGCGCTGAAATGCGAAAGGCGACCGCCCTGAGTGAACTATTGAAAAATTCCATTTCTGGCATTCCAAGTTCTCCCAGGGCAATCGCTTCAATCTCATGTGTACTTATCGGGTTTCGGTCGCTGCTTTCGCCTTCGCTTTTTTTTGGTCAGGCAGGAATTCAGCAATCGCGTTGACAATTCCGGTCAGGCCGTCGAGGTCGAACATATCGCCAACCTTTTCAAGTGTCAGCGGTTCCCGAACATCGCCACTGACACGCCGCCCGTGATTAAGGCCAATCAGTGAAATCATTGCCAGCCCTTCGATTGATTTGGCGTAATCTTCAATCTCTCCGATGCTTTTACCGCTGGCCTTTTCAATTTCCCGGAGGGCGTTTATGTTGAAACAGACAGGGTAGTGAACCCCGTCTATTTCGATGGTTACAAACTTAGATTTCATATTTGTTCATTTTTTAAAATTACGATTCAGTACCCTGAGTAACTGCACCCGTCACCGTGAAACCGATGTCGTAGGTGACGTTATCTTCAACAGGAGCGCCTAAGCTGATCGAGTTGACGATTACTGATGCTTCCCAATAAGTATCACCTGTTTCTTCCGTTGTGAAGCGGCAAACCGATACCGTGCCAGCGTCAAACAGGGTGAAGATTTGAGATACTTTTTTGTTGGCCGTGTCCATTGACACAAATCCGGTCGTGGAAAGGGTTGCGGATTTCACACCCCTGCTTCCTTCCTGCCAACCAGCGCCCGGCGAATCCTTATCCAAAATGGTTCGGATTTCGGCGGTCATTTCCATGCTGCAATTCGTTGCCCGGCCAATGGCCACACCGCCCAAATACAGGCGGAAATCAGTTCCGTTTAATACTCCCGATGTCATGCTTCTTTAATTTTGCCGCCTTTTTCATCAGGCGCGGTTTTAGAATTATCTTCAACCACAACCACAATCGGTTGCTGGTTTGCTTCTTTTGTCTCCCTTACCATGTCGGCGGTCTGTTGGGCTTCAAATGGTTTGCCGTTGCCGGGAACCGCAAAGCCTCTTTGGATCAATTCAGCGGCCCGGTGTTTGATGATGTCGGGACGCTGATTCGTTACCCATTTACCAAAAGGTCCGTCGTAATCCTTTATAAATCGCACTTCCATGTTAGTAGATTATGAATTTCACTGTCGCCACATCAGTCGGAAACAATGAGTAATCGAAAATTATATTGCTCCCTGATTTTGTCCATTCGTTCGTTTGTTGGCCATTCAGGTAAACCGTAATTGCTGCGCTGTCTGCCGGAAGTACACCGCTGTTTGCCGTGACCGTTACTGTTGTCCCCGAAATGCCGGTGAAGTTTTGAGCAAATGGCTGTATTGAATCGGATATGAAGAAAGAAACCGTAACTACGTCAGTTGGGGAAATGTCGAATCCTATTTCAATATCGCTTCCCGATACTGTGAAATTGCTGGTGTATGCGCCATTCACGAAAACCGAAATCGCAGCCACGTTGACCGGCAAAACCCCTCCGTTGACCGTTACTGTCACGGTATTGTCAACTACATTCGTGAACGGTTCCCGGAAAAAAACAGCGTCAGACGGTACAGTTCCAACCAATTTCACCCGAAAACGGTAGTCCTGCGAAACCCAATACACACCTAATTGCGGGTCAAAATCGCCATCCTGTTGTCCTTCAAAAACACACCGATCAATAGCAACCCCTTCAACTGTACCCCGTTCCCGATCCAGTGCCGCCCGTGCTGCGTCGGCCATTGATTGCGATGTCAGGTACAGGGAAGAATACATATCCAGTTGCACAAAAACCTCATCAAGTGGCGAAACCCCGTCCTTTTGGTTCATTGGGTTGGTTCCGGTTACAGTATAGACTGCATACGGGAAAACCGCATTTTGTGGAACGGTCGTAGGATATACACGCAGGCCCGCAAGCGCCGCAAATGTGGCGTCGTTGGTCAGTAGTGTGTATATACTTTTCCCGATCATCTAAGTCCCTGTTTTATGGCTTCTGATTCCATCATTCGGAGCGCAACCCGTTCCATTGCGTTCAGTGCCTGCGTACCGCCTGCGGTGAGCGCCTTTTGCATCACTTTTTGCCCGAAGGCTTTTGCTGATCCGTAGATCATGTGCGCATACCAGGCATCCGCATTGCCTTCAGTTGTGCCAAGTGGCCCTTTTGCTTTGCTGCGTCGAATCAATGGCCCGACAACCGCAACCCCGGCCTTTGAAATCTTTACCCGGCGTGTACTCAGGTCTTGTATAGCTACCGCCGTGTTACCGGCTCGATAAATCGTCTTAATGCGGCCCTGACCATTTGGCGCCCTTAGCCTTTTCAAGAGTTTGGGCGTGTCGTACAAATAATGCTCACCCGTTGGTCCTTTGAAAATCGGAGCCGATGCCCTTGCTGCGTCCTGAATAAAAGGAACCCCGGCCCGTGCAATTTTCAGTCTGTTTTCAGCGCCGGAAACCGATGCCAATACGCTGCGCATTGCGGCGATTGTTGCTTCTGTTCCGGTTACCTGAAAATCAACTTCCATCACTCCCTTAATTTTGCTTCCAGTGTGGTATAAACCCGCCCCGGATCATGCGTAATACTCAAAATGTCGAAGTACTCTAAGCGGTATAGAATCCGGTCTTTCTGGATTACTGAGGTATTGTATCGGATGCGAAAAACTGTTGATGTAATTGCTGTTTTCTTCTCCGACAACTGTTCTTCATCCGAACCCGTCAAATTGTACTTTACGGCTGTCCAAACCGTTGAAAGCGTTGCCCAGCTTCCCGTTTCTTCGCCCGTCGCGTTTTGGCTTGCCGTGAATCGCTCTATCGCAATCCGTTCCCGCATTTGCCCGATATGCTCATTGGTAGCCTTTGCCATCAGAAATAGTTGATTCGGTACGGGTCTAAAATGCGCTGCGATGCGGACGGCATTGTACGTGCTGAATCTTGCCGGTTTTCGTACAGGTCAGCAAGCATCAGTTTCATTGCGGTTTTGATTGGCCCAGGAACGTCGGACGCGGCCCCATACCCGGCGGTGTAAACTACCGTTACTGTGTTGGGCTCCACTCGCGTTTGTGGCCATTGCTGGTTCTCCTTCAGGAATACCCGCGCCGGACGGCTGTAATTGTCAAGCCCGTAGATGTCGGTGCTCAGGGTTTGGTTTGTTCCGGCTGAATCGGTGTAGGAAACGGAAGAAATTGCAATCGCCGGGGAAACTGAAAGCCGGAAACCACGCGATGTGAAGCAGTCGTATTTTTCCGTTATCGTCTGCGTGATCAAAGCAGAATTGCAATACCGTTCAACTGATTGCCGGGTCGCTGTAATCAGCGCCGTAATCAAATCATCATCCGCAGTCGTGTCTACCTTCAGGTGCAATTTTGCCTCTGTCAGTGTCAGCGGTTCCGTTGCCGGCTGCGTTGTGATTTTATATTGTCCGGTATTGAAATTCATGCGCGTATTTTGGTCGGCAACCGGGAGCGGGAGGGGATAGCGAAATTCCCGCCCCGATTGCCTGATTCTTATGCTTGTACTAGCAATTTGATCGCGTCCGTATTGACCAACTTGCCATCAGTTCGTAGCCAGCCCAAAAAGCCGTCTGCCAGTTGATCTGCAAAGCGTTCTTTCAGGCGGACCATGCCAAAGCCTTTCACGTTGCGAATCCGGTACTTCGACCAATCGCCGAACGCAATGGTTTTTGCACCCGTTGCGATGATTGGGAAGTCTTGGTTTACCACATAGCCGTGTCCCAGGATTTTACCCGGAATGCCTTCCTGAAAAGATGGTTGCCAGATCGGCGCAACGTTGGTAGTTTGATCGAGCTTCAAGATATACGCCAAAGTGGCGTCATTCATCATGAATTTTGCATTTGCGCGATACGCTGGGTCAACTGAATGTACAAGGTCAATCAATTCGCTTTTCGTGATCGCCGTTGCGCTGGCTGCTGTTTTTCCAGTGGATGCACCGCCAGAAGCCGCAAGGATGCCCGTAGGTTTTCCACTGCCGTTGCCGTCGGTGTAGGCTTTGTTTAGGGCACGGCCTGCGCGAACTCCGAAAAGCTCCGCAAGGGTAGTAGAAACAAAGTCTACGTCTTCATCCTGGATGATCTCCCAAGTGAGCAGCACAATGTCAGCCCAAGTGAAATCCCCAAGCGTCACCTGCGAGAATGTAAAGTTGTTGGAAGTAAGTCCCGTGCTGCGTTCCGCATCCTGCCATGCGCCTGTGGATGCTGTGTCGTTCACGGTAGGCACTCGCATAACGCCGCCGCGCTTGCTGTTATGGACGTAAGCCGCCTGAAGCATACCCCCGTATGCCTTTAAATAAATTTCCAGCATCCGGACAAATTCCTGTGGGACCAGGTAGGAGCCTTTCGCGTCGGAATCGGTGGAGTTTTGGGCCCGGGTTGGTGTTTCGGATTTTGAAAGCTTTCGGGCTTCCGCTTCCGACATGCGCGGCGCGTTGTCATCCAAAAGGCGTTCAAAATATCGCTGCATTTCGCTTTGCACCTTTTTTTCATCCTGGCTGAAAGAAAATTCAGCTTCGCGGGTATTCAATTCGGCGTCAATCTGCGTCTGAATGCGGAGTTTTTCAATCTCTGCATCATATGACTGCATTTCTTTGTACGCCTTTTCCCATTGCTGGTTTTCTTCTTCAGACATTGCCCGCTTTTCGTCAGCGGCTTTTTTCGTGAGCGCGGTCATTGCTGAATAGCACCCGCCCCGGAGCTCGTGTAATTGCTTCTCGTCACGCATTGCGTTTCAAATTTTGATTTGTGATTGAATGAGCAGGTGGGGCATTAGCGCAACCCGCCAATTATTTTCAGGCTTTGCGCCCTCTTTTTCGTTTTCTTCTTCCTGTTCTTCTTCCTCAGTCGGATCGGGCATTGCAACCCGTGTAGCAGCTACCAACAACTGCCGGAAGCTCATTTTTTCGGGTTCTTCGACTGCTTGCTGTGTCTGGTAGTTGTCAATTTCGGCAACCAAACCAAGATCAACCGCTTCCTTTGCTGTCATCCAGTGATCTTCGTAATCGTAAAACCGTTCCCGGACTTCCGTTTCTTCCATGCCTGTGACGGCTGAAAATGTCGCAATGGCTGTATCATCGAACTTATCCAGCATGTCAGCACATTGGCGCATCCGCTTTGCTGTACCCCACTCGAATGACGACGTTGCATGCGTCATCAGCTTCGAGTTGATCCCAACGTGGCGTTTATGGCCACTGATCCAAATATCGAATGCCATGCTTGCGGCCATGCCATCCACATAGGTGTGAATCTCACTTTTGCTGTTCCGGATCGCTGTAATGATCGGATCGCCGTGCATGACGGAACCACCCGGCGAATTGATCCGGATATTGATGCGGGAATTGCTTTTTTCCAGATCCCGGATAGCTTTCACTACCTCGATGTCTGTAAGGTTGGTTTCCGCTTCCGGGTCCCACCAATCTTCTTGCCCGATGTAACCGTAAATCAGGATTTCGGGCGTGTTGTCTGCGTCCGTTCCCGTAATCACCCGGAAATAACTACCCGTTTGCCCCTGCGGGCGTATCTTCTTCGTTGCCATCGGTTGCGTTTTGTGCCGGTATCGGCGGTTGAATTTCTTCCGGTTCTTTGGTTGGGTCGGCCATGTTCAGCGGGATGTAATAAGCCTTGCCGCTACCGTCTTCAATCGGCGGCAATCCCTGTGTGCGGCGTACTTCGTCCCG